TCCAGAACTCTTCATTAGGCTGTCTTGGGTCTGCAGGGCCTAAGCCATGCTCTTCAATGGTGGAGAGATGATTCTTTACATTCAGTTTATTGTTCTGAAGAGGTAAAGGGCAATTGTCTAATTTAGATAAGTCCATTAGTATCCTGATATAACATCAATAGGTTCATAATCGTCTTCACCGTCATCCGTGAAGTAACTGGTTGTTGCAAGTTGGTCGACATAAGATAAAGCATCAACTAAGTCATCATGTACGCCAGAAGTTGGAAACATTAACAACTGGTCAACAAACTCATCAAAGTCTTCTTCAGTATTTAGAATCACTCGACCGTGTTCATAACGACCTTGTAAAGCCCAAATAACTCTATCTGCTTTTTTCTTGTTTCCGTGCGTCAAATCCTGAATATGACAATACACATTATTCTTACGCATTAAATCGCTTAGATAGGGCAATACAGCGTTTTTTAGTGCTCCTCGCTCTATACCTACAGCAACCGGCTGATAGTCTCTAATAGCCTTTAAAATGCGTACAGCAGTCTCTCTAATATCCCAGCGACCAGCATCAATCTTTTTAACAAACCATTTACCATCATCAGTGACTTTCACCACAGCAACCGCTGTTTGGTCTAATCGTTTCTTTGATGCACCAGCAGACTTAGCCACTTCTTCAAAACCAGCTAAGTCCACTGCAATGTAATATGAACCGTATTGAGGTTCTTCACCCCATTTAATCCATTCTTCTTTAAACAATCCGCTACCAGCATTGTTGAAGGAAGACATATATTCCTGATTGAAAGCAAAACTAGATAATGTTCTCTTAGCAGCTTCAATCTCTTTAGGGTCAATCGTTTCGTTGTCCGCTGTGGTAAAGTGCCAAGACTTCCAATCTTCATCCTCACCGCTTTGTCCTAGTTGAAACCACTCATAGAAGTGATTCCTGCCAGAAGGAGTAGAGATGAACATGGCTCTACCTTTTTTATCCGACAAAGCAGCACGAAGCACTCGTTCCCAAATCTCTGGCTTAATAAACGCTACTTCGTCCATTACTAAGTAGGTTAATGACACACCACGGAGTGAATCTTGGTTATCCGCACCACGAACTAATATCTTACGACCATTAACCAGAGTAATCTCTAGGTTGTTAATGTGTGCAGACTTGATAATCGGTCTGCCTAAGTCCATCAACAAGTCCCACATAATCGTTCTGGCTTGTCCGAGGGTTGGTGCAACATACATCACACTAGAACCTTCAGGACAGTTTAAACCTTCAATCAACAGCGTTACTGCAGACAATCTGGACTTACCACAACGACGACCAGCAGCAATAACTTTAAATCGAGACTGGTCTTTAAATACTTCTTGTTGCCACTTCAGTAACTGAAAATTAAGTTCAGCCATTTGATGTATCCTCTACATCTATAATACCAGTTTCAATTACTTCATGCTGCGTAGCATCCACCACAGGACTAGTGATACCAGAAATATTAATACTAATTTGAGGAGTACTTCCACCATTCTGTTTATCTTTTTCAAAGTAAGACAAAGGTAATACCCTGTCAATACACATCTTCAATGCTGCACCCTGCACAGGATGTCCGTCACTCATGGCAATCTCAATAATCTTATTGATAACTTTATCACCAGTAGTGGCTAACAATCTTGCTTTTAATTCTGCAATCCGTGCTCCATCTCCTGCAGGTCTTCCGACCACACCCCGGCTACCCTTCTTTTTGGCAGCAATGGCTGCTTTAGGTGGTCGTCCTTTGCGGACCTTTGTTTCGACAGAGTCAGACATTACATCCTTTTATCCCAATAGGGGAAAGACAATTAAAAAATAAATTCTTTACAATTTTTCTTTACAGTCCTATTATCTATATAGGTCTCTGTAAGTGTACTTTGATATTACTCTAAGGGGATTCAACCTATCGGTTGTTATTAATCCCCTATGCTACAGTCTCTCGAAGAGGGCGTTATTGGTTCTATAGAGAGCATTATAACAAACTATGTCAATTCTGTCAAGTACTTTCGACAAAGAAAGTTACCTTGAATCTGACAAAGTTATCTATGTCGACCTAAAGAGCACAGCGGGACTTCATAGTCATTATAGGTACTCCGCTAGACCTAAAGTGTGCAGTTTCTTCACAGCCTTTATCATAACTTTTAGTTATATCAATATAGTCTTTTATTTCAATTAGTTATACTGCATTGCAATATAGTCTATTTTTACTCTTTTGTATGTCTATGGTGTAGCATGAAATTATTATTGACATCACCACCCCTCCCCCGTGTCAATATTGACCTATAAAGTAATTGGGGACAGAGTCAATGATGGGTAAGCGTATGGCAGTGATGCACCTCTATTGACCTACCTAACACTGACCAACACTGACACCAATTAAGACAATAAACAATTAAGCAATTTAGTAATTGTAAATTAGTATTTTCATATTTGGTATTTTGATATTTAGGGACAGAGTCAGATTGTCATTGTCTTTATAGTTAGACAATATAGCTAACTAACTCTTCTATAAGACATAAGATATAACATATAAGATAATAGACATAAGATAATTTTACAGGCTTAAAAGTTTATCACAATGTGGAATGAAATAATTGTATTTGTCAGTTACCTGTAAGTTTAAAGGACTAAATTGTAGTCATGAACAACAACACAGAGGAAATCATGAAGCTAACAACTAAACAACTAATTACTATTAACCTTGCAATATTTGTCTTAGCACAAGTAATCTTTTATATCACTAAATAATAGGAGTATTAAACCATGAAAAACACAACATACAACGGATGGACTAATTACGCTACTTGGAGAATCAATCTTGAAATGTTTGATGGATATGAACATGATGGAGAATCCATGTCTGCAGATGATTATAAATTTATGGCTATTGAAATGCTTGAAGCTGATTGTCCACTAGAATCCTTAGCGTTCGATTACGCTATGGCATTCTTAGATGAAGTTAATTGGCATGAGATTGCAGAAAACCATAAAGCGGAGGTGTAATCATGAAATATGCAATTAGAGCACAAGAAACATTATATTACTATTACGAAGTAGAAGCGGATTCACTCGAGGAAGCTACTCAGAAAGCGTCAGAATTTGTCGTTAATGATAGCGACATTGTAGATTCTGATTACTTCGATATCACAGACATTATCCCTTTAAACATGGAAGAGGCTACAAAATGAAAACTTATAGAATCACTGTGGAATTAAGAGTTAAGGATTATCCTGACCTAGAAGATGATGACTTCATTTATCGTGCGATTGAAGAGCAACTAGAAAGAGGCGAGGATATATTAGACTATGACCTTGAAGAAGTTAAACCTCAAGGATATATCTGTCCAAAATTTGAACCAATGGTGTAACTATGAAACTATATGACTACGAAACTATAACAATGAATGGGGATGTTTTAGATGATGGCTCTCATGTTATCAATTTTGATGTTGTTGATGAATACAACATTCCAACACGGCAGGGAGGATATGTCATGACACGGAAAGAAGAAAATTGTTTTACCGTCTCTGTGTTTAATCAAAACGGAGATATTGTGTCTGAAACTGTAGTGCCTTTTAATTTTACTGAATTTGAGGAAGAAAATACATGAATTATGATTGGGTAGAGGAAGAGTATTGGGAATTGGTGGAATGGCTCAAAATCCATGCACCATTAACGCTACAGGCATTTAAAACAAGGAAGCTAAACAATGACTAAGATTAAAGAATCTAAATATACTAATGAGAATCCACCGATTAACGATAAAAAGTGGTCTTATCATAAATATAATGACCTTATGGCTCGTTTTAAAGCTATGGGCTGGACTCCACCAAGTGAAAGGGTTAAGAAATGATTAAGAGAATAACTAAGCGGGATTTGGTGCTGGCAGTATTACGGGGAAAGAAATTGACTATGTATGAGGTAGCAGACCACTGCAGGCAGTTTAATATCATGTCTTTCCAAAATGCTAAAGATGCCATGAATTCTATGGCTTATAGCAAGGTTATTATTAAAGTAGGGGAAAAGCCTAATCCTGCATTTTATAACGGTGGGCATCCTATTGTATCGGTTTACGCTATCAATGAAGATAAACCAAGGGAACGAGTAGGCGGTTATAGACCATCAAAGAAACAGAAAGAGAAAGGCTATCCACATAGAGGATTAGCTCGCACCAATGTGTCACCAGACTTTAGACGGAAAATGATGGTTAAAAACTCGCCTTTAGTGATGCTATATGCTAAAGAGTTACAACTTACAAAAGAGATGCTATGAATAATCTTGTTGCAATGCAATTAAAACTGTATGAGCTTTGTCGCTATGATGACAATGAACCTAACTATCAAAAATATAACGATTTGATTATGGACACCATCAATAAGATGCCTTTACAATCAGTTATTTACGCTTTAGAGGACTTTAAACATGAATAGATATATTTTGCTTGTTAAAACTGTATTGATAAGTGACTTAAACCACGCTGACTTATGGAATACTGTAGGTAATCAATTATCGGATACAGTAGCTATTAGATTAGACTCACTCACTAATAATAAATTTATGTATAGAGGTGTATCTGTAGAACTGATTGGAGATGAAAAGAATGAAGAAGTATGAATTAAGAGATTCTGACGGGGATTTGGTCAGAGTTTTTATGTCGCATGATGAAGCGGTGAAAATGATGGTAGCAGGTGATTATTTAGTGGAAATTAAGACTATCCAAGCACCTAAAATCAGTCTATATAACTTAGCTATGAAGAAAGTAGGGGAATGCTTACTATGAATATCGATTTTGAGGCTGTTTTTAGGGCTTTAGAGCAGTTTTTATGGTACACTGCATATATAGGTATGTAATTTAACTTAAATTGATTGTAGGAGGTTTTAAAATGAGCAGATGTCAATGCTGTAATGCTGATTTGACAGATTATGAGTCTACTTTAAGACATGGAGTAACTAGGCAATTCTTAGAGCTTTGTCAAACCTGTATTAACTCTATGGATTTTAAACTACCGATTATTGGTAGAAGTGATTTGATGTCGGAGATGGACACCACGCTATCGGAGAATCTATTTGATGATGATGAATACTTACCAGAGGAGAATGATGACTATGATGAATATTGGGATGAACGATAGCCTATAAAGTATCTATATAGACTATGATGAACCTTATAGAGCACTGTAGAGCAATAAACCATAATTACAGAAAACATTCAGTAAAGAATCGTTATAGAAAGCATTATACTGAAATTTAAAAATGTTGTCAAGAACTTTATTTATGTCTATACTATTGACAAACACAAGGAGGTTTTATGATTCACTTACAAACTATGTCGAAAGAAGAATACGAAGAATTTATGTTACACAATGTTTTACATGATGTCGCTGATTTAGTCTTAAAATATGGCTATGACAAAGTGATGGCAGATTTGTCGGAAATATTAAACGATAAACTAGATAGGTTAGAACCATGCTAATACACTCAATTGCTTTTGTTGTCGTTTTCTTAGGTGGTTTTGCTTATGGGTCACTATCGAACTATGTCGATAACATTAGTGACTGCACAAGCTATAAGGGCTGGGTGGGCTATCGTGCCATCAATGAACACAATGAGAGAAGATGCTTTTGGATAGAGCAAAACTATCCTAAACGAATTAAATCAGGAGTAGAAGTATCATGACATACATACTAACTTGCGGATGCGAATCAAAGTATGGTGGTTTTCCTAGTGAATGGGATGGTGAATCTAGGGAATGTGAACCTGCTGTATTTTACGGATGCTTATGTGATAAACATTTTGGTGAATATGATGCTAGACCTGCACAATTATCACCAAGAGAGTTAAGTGATGAGGAAATAATTGACTGCTTAAAAGATGTAAATATGTTTGATATGAAAGCAGTTGCTAGAGCAATACTAAAGAAAGCGAGTAAGAAATGAATGACGATTTGAAAGAATTATTTGACTTGAACCGCAAGATGGTTAATGACATCATGGCAAATACAGACTCACCGAACCACGGATTACTAGAAGAAGCACTGAGCTTTTTCTTCCTTGATGGTATCGGTGAAGTTGATAGACTGAAAGAGATATACGAAGATGCAAAACGAAAAATCAAAGTTTATTAAACATACACCATGCTCTGAGTGCGGTAGTAGCAATGCGAACAGTTTATATGACGATGGTCATGAATACTGTTTTGCTTGCGAAACCTATAGAGATGGTGATGGCACAACCACTAAAACTGAAAAGAAACCTATGAACAAGGATTTAAAATTTTATGACACTTCTTCTATTGCTAGTATCGCTGACCGTAGTATTACTTCGTCTACTTGTGTAGCTTATGGTGTAAAACAATCCAACGATAAACACTTCTATCCTTACTATGACGCTGATGGGGTAATGGTAGCGGTTAAGACTAGAGATGTAGCTACAAAACAATTCAGCATTGCCGGTGAATTTAAAGATGCAATGTTATTCGGGCAACAGAACTTCACCAAAGGTGGACGCTATCTAACCATCTGTGAGGGCGAATTAGACGCTCTAGCGGCTTATCAGATGCAAGGCAGTAAGTATCCCTGCGTATCTGTTCGTAACGGTGCTCAAGCAGCTCTAAAGGACTGCAAAGCACAATATGAATGGATTGATAGCTTTGAAAACATTGTTATTTGTTTTGATGGTGATGAGCCGGGCTTAAAAGCCTCTCAAGCAGTGGCAGAACTCTTTGGCGGTAAAGTCAAAGTAATGAAGCACAAGAAAGGATATAAAGATGCATGTGATTATCTTACGAATGGTTCTACTAAAGAATTTATTGATTCTTGGTGGGCTAGTGAATCTTATATACCTGATGGAATTATTCAAGGTAACAGTTTATGGGAAGTTGTATCAACTCCTATTGAACAGGCTGATTGCGACTATCCATACGAGGCACTTAATAAGCTCACCTACGGCATTAGAAAAGGAGAGCTTGTCATGGTTACTGCTGGGTCAGGACTCGGGAAGTCACAGTTTCTTCGAGAGATTGTATGGCATATTCTCAACAAGACGACCGACAATATCGGACTTATGTTCCTTGAGGAGGGAGTGCGGAAGACAGCTCGTAGCCTTATGTCTTTGGCAGTGAATAGACCCATTCATTTACCTGATGTAGAAGTAACTTCGGAGGAATTAAAAGATGCATTTGATAGAACTCTTGGAACTGACCGGTTATATTTGTTTGACCATTTCGGTTCTACTTCTCTTGAAAACATTGTTAACAGGGTCAGATACATGGCTAAAGGTCTCAACTGTGGCTATGTGTTCCTCGACCATCTTTCTATTATTGTATCTGGTGGCGATGTTGGTGACGAGCGTAAGGCTCTTGATGCCATCATGACTAAACTTCGTATGTTAGTGCAGGAAACAGGAATCAGTCTCATTTGTGTCTCACACCTCAAGCGTCCGGAAAGTAAAGGACACGAGGAAGGTGCGGCAACTTCATTAGCACAGCTTCGTGGCTCAGGTGCGATTGCACAGTTATCTGATATAGTGATTGGTTTAGAGCGAAACGGACAGGCAACGGATTTGATTGAACGCAATACAACTCATGTCCGTGTTTTAAAGAATCGCTTTAGTGGATTCACTGGACAAGCCGGACATTTGCTTTATCAGAGCCATACAGGTAGAATGCTCGAAACTACGGAGGAATTATGAGCAAAGATTTATTAGAAGCTGCACGAGAATATGCGAAGCATGATGACTATTCAGTCACTCGCAACTACATTACAGCATTGTGCAACGAGATTGAACGCTTACGAAGTATCAACAAAGATGTGTTTAGTCGTATTCAAGACAATCGAGATATCTTTGAAGATGCTGAACGCTATTATTGGCTCAAAACAAACTCATGGGACTTACCAGAGGATGTCGTTGCTCCAACTGTTTTGTTGTGCGATGGTCGTATGACTAAGTGGGAATGGGTTACAGGTATTGGCTTAGATGAAGCTATTGACAAGTTTAGGAAGGAAGAGAAATGAAAGCATTTCCATCAACATTGGAATACATACCTGACGATAGAGCTTATGAGCAAGAAGATGGCATGGATTTAAGAGATTATTTTGCTGCTAAAGCTATGCAAGCTCTTACTGAAAGAGTTGGGATTCGTGAAGAATATACACAAAGAGCTAGAGAGTCTTATAAAATAGCAGATGAAATGATGAAAGCGAGAGAACTATGATTAACGAACACGATATTGCAGATATGATTGAGATTAACGGAATGTTTATCAATCCTAAACAAATCGCTACTGTTGACCCAAAGAGTAGAAGAGTTGTGTTTAGTAGTGGTTTTATCATGGAATTCACAACACCAGACTTTGAGAAACTAATGAACTTCTTGATGCCTAAGAAGACTACACCACCTGCTGTTAAGAAAGCTAAGAAATGATTGAGCAGCTCATTGTCGGTGCTACAGGTATCGGATATTTGATTGTCGGAATCCTGCAGTTAACTAAAGGGTCTATACCTAATGCCATGATATGGGTTGGTTATGCTTTTGCACAGGTGGGACTATGGTTAACTTTAAAGTAAATCACGATAAACGATTTGATTTGGATTTGGCTTATGGACAAGTGTTTGAACAGAAAGTTGCAGAGATACTCGGACAGAGTAAGATTGAGGTTAAGACGGAGAAGGACAAGTGGAAACAAACAGGCAATATCGTCATTGAATTTGAATCCAGAGGTCGCCCGTCAGGTATCGCTACTACAGAGGCTGGATATTGGATACATAATCTTGCAATGGGTGACGATATTGTGTTTAGTTTACTTCTGCCTGTACGAACCCTTAGAACCTATATTGAAGCAAATAATCCTCGAGTAGTAAGAGGTGGTGACGACATGACTTCAAAGTTGTACTTGATTAAATTAACAGATTTGGTTACACTAATCCAATGAGAATAGTATTAGACATTGAAACAAACCTAGAATTTGATAGAATCTGGTGTGTTGTTGTGCGTGATATTGATACAGGCTTAGTCAATACATGGACTGACGACCATCCATCTTTGCAAGCATTCCTGACTAAAGCAGATAAGATTATTATGCACAATGGTGTTTTCTTTGATGCTCCAATACTCAAAAAAGTATGGGGATATACCATGAGAAAATCACAAGTAGTAGATACATTGGTAATGTCTAGGCTTTACAATCCATCATTAGAAGATGGACATAGTTTAGACTCATGGGGTAAAAGATTAGGATTCTTGAAGACTGAGTTCAATGATTTCAGTAAGTTTACTCAAGAGATGTTAGATTATTGTATTCAAGACACATTAGTAACACAGAAACTTTATGAACACTTAACTAAGGAGATGAAGAATGACTTCTCGCAAAAAAGCATCGACCTCGAACACGAAGTCGCAATCATTATCGCAGAACAAGAACGCAACGGTTTTAAGTTGGATGAGAAAGGAGCTACACAGCTTCTATGTGAACTTAAGACTAAGTTGGACGCTATTCAGGTTGAAATGCAAAGCATCTTCCCTGCCAGAGTTGAATCTGGGAGAACCAACAAAAGAACAGGAAAACCTCTCAAAGACATCATCACCCCATTCAACCCCGGAAGCAGACAACAAATCGCAGAGCGTCTCCAAGAAAAAGGCTGGAAGCCGAAAAAGTTCACAGAGAAAGGCACAGTCATTGTTGACGAAGCCGTCCTCGAAAAGCTCGACTTCCCCGAAGCGAAAGCCATCGCAGAATATATGATGCTTCAGAAGCGGATAGCACAGATTGAATCGTGGCTAGAAGCTGTACAAGCAGATGGTAGGGTACATGGTAGAGTGATTACTAACGGAGCTGTGACAGGTCGTATGACTCATCACAGCCCTAACATGGCTCAAGTTCCTAACAGCGGTGCTGTATATGGACCTGAATGTCGAAACCTATGGACAGTAGAGAAAGGCAATAGTTTAGTCGGTATTGACGCTTCAGGTTTGGAGCTGAGGATGTTGGCTCACTATATGAATGACAATGCGTATACAAATGAAGTTGTTTCAGGCGATATACACACAGCGAACCAAAAGGCTGCAGGGCTTGAAACGAGGAATCAAGCTAAGACATTTATATATGCCTTCTTATATGGGGCGGGAAGTGCCAAAATCGGGACGATTACTGGAGGTGGTGCGAAAGAAGGACAAAAGCTCATTGATAGTTTTCTTAAAAACACACCGAAGCTCAAAGCCCTTAGAGAGAAAGTATCTAGGATATTTAACGATAAAGCATGGCTACCGGGTCTTGACGGACGGAAACTATTGGTTCGTTCGGAGCACTCAGCGCTTAACACGCTATTGCAAGGCGCTGGTGCGATAGTGATGAAACAAGCAGTTGTGTTATTATCTAATCGTTTAAAGCGTGAGAAGATAGAACATAAGTTTTGTGCTAATGTGCATGATGAATGGCAGATTGAAACAAAAACTGAGACAGCAGATTTAGTAGGTCAGTATGGTGTCTGGGCTATTGAAGAAGCAGGTAAAGTTCTTAAAATGCGTTGTCCTTTAACTGGCGAATACAGGACAGGCTTAACATGGAAGGATACGCACTAATGAATACAGATGAATATTACGAAGATGAAGAGAATATTGTCGGCATGGTTCTTATCACAGCTTACAAAGACAATACATACTTTCTCAAGACAGACATGAGTGCTGATGAAACAACGCAGTTGGTTGTAGATGTCGGTGATGACCTGATTGAAGGAAATATAGCAGGTTTTTCACATGGCGAAATCAGTAATGAAATACATTGATGTATAATGTAAATGCAGTATCTTATAAACGCAGTATCTAAGGAGAATCAAATGAGTGATATTAAACCAGTAAAACTTAACGCTGAAATCAAATGGGCTTTCTTTGACAAGGTATCTGAAATGTCAGGTAAATACCAAGTTGATTTGACAAACCTAAGCGAACAAGCTGTTAAGGCTTTAGAAGCTATCGGTGTTACAGTTCGTAAGCGTGAAGACAAGCCTGAGAATGGATGGTATGTGACTGTGAAGTCAAACAATCCTATCAAGCCTGTTGATGAAAAAGGTAATTCAATTACTGCTATCGTTGCTAACGGCTCAAAAGCTACAGCATTGGTATCAGCTTACAACTGGACATGGAAAAACAAGTCTGGTGTAAGTCCTTCTTTGATGAAGATTGTTATTACAGACCTAAAGGAATATGTTCCTGAAGGCGGTGTTGCTGACTTAGAAGATGACGACATCCTGTGATAACGGCTTTTATCGACGCTGATTCCCTCTGCTATGCAGTAGGATTCTCATCGAATGATGTTGATGAGGCTCTTGCTGTTAGCAGATTAGAATCAACGATGGTAGAGCTTTGTATGGACATTGAATGTGATGACTATAAGGGATTCCTTACTGGTAAGGGTAACTTCCGAAATGACATTGCAGTCACTGTTCCATATAAAGGAACTCGACCTACTGAGAAGCCAAACCACCTACAAGCCCTAAGAGACCATTTAGTACTCTCTTGGGGTTTTGTTGTTGTGGACGGTATAGAAGCTGACGATGCTGTCGGCATCGCTGCTTATGCGCTTCCTGAAGAAGAATCAATCATGGTTCATATCGATAAAGATTTAAACCAGTTCAGAGGATGGCATTACAACTATCGTAAGAAAGAAAAATATTATGTATCTGAGTTTGAAGGATGGCATAATTTTTATCTTCAAATATTGACTGGCGATAGAATTGATAACATCGAAGGTTTAAAAGGTATCGGACCTGCTAAAGGAACTAAGATTTTAAAAGACTGTCAAACAATTCAAGAAATGTATGATGCTGTTTTAAAAGCTTATGATGGCGATGAAAAAAGAGTATTAGAAAACGGACAACTGCTGTATCTACAGCGTAAAGAAGGAGATGTATGGCAACCTCCCCGAAAATAATTCAGGTATCATGGATTGATGCTGTAGCTGATGTCGGATGGGAAGAAAAAACTAAAGCTAATATTCATCACTGTATTACTGTTGGATATTTAATCGATGAAACTGACGAAGCATTATGTCTTGCATCAACATGGTCTATTGACCAGACAAATGCTCGTATGCATATTCCTAAAGCATGGATTAAAAATAGAAAGGTACTTGTTAATGCCATTAAAGAAACAAAGAGACAGCCTAGAGGTCTCTCTAAAAACAAAAAAAGCTCTACTAAAACCAACAAAAAAATGCTCAAGATGTAAAGAAGAAAAACCTAAGTCAGAATATGGTGTACATTCTAATAAATTTGACGGTTTAAACACATATTGTAAACCTTGTAGTAGAGTTGTTCAAAAGACACCTAGACGAAAAGAAATCGATAAAAGAGCAGCTGTAAAAAGCAAAGCTAGAGATATTGTAAGATTTAGATGTATGACATTTAAAAACAATACTAAGAAACGACACGAATCAACTCCTCCTACGATAGATGAGTTAGTCATTTTAGTTAATGAACAACTACCCAAAGGATGTTATTACACTGGCGATAAAATAACTGGAGCAACATTTGGAATAGACCATAAGATACCCCTAAGTCGAGGGGGTACAAATGACTTGTCTAACCTATGTGTGGTTACCCAGTCTATCAATAAAGCAAAAGGTAACATGACGGAAACTGAGTTTAAACAATTGATTAAATTGATTACCAAATGGGAAGATAAAGGTGTTTCCATGTTGACAAGATTAAGACTTGCTGGCACAATATTTAAAAGAGGCTAATATGAGTGCAATTAAAGAAGCAATGGAAGAAATGAGTAGTATTGTCTCTACATTAGAACTAGAAGCTCGTTATATGCGTGAGCGTAATGAACGACTAGAAGCTGAGAATGAATTTCTGAAGAAGCAGGTTGATACTTTGTTATTGATTATCGGAAAGGAAAAAGATGGAAATCAAGATTGATATTGATAACGAGTTCTGTGATGAAATTGTCGCAGCAAGGCTCGTAGACACCTATAGATGCTTGTCTGCTGATGTCGAAAGTGGTTTCGTAGGTCCATTAGACCTTGAAGACTATAAGCGTGTTCTAGAAGGTTTAGACAAAGCTGCTCCTTGGTTTGTTCATAATTGGGACAAAAAGAAAAAAGGAAAGAAATGAGAATACTTCTTCTTGATATCGAAACATCTCCCAACAGTGCTTATGTCTGGGGGTTGTACGACCAAAACATTGGCATCAATCAAATGATAGATTCATCTCAAGTTCTTTGTTACTGTGCTAAGTGGCTCGGTGATAAAGAAGTTGTGTTTGATTCAATTCACAAATCAACTCGTAAGAAAATGTTGAAAGGCATTCATGGACTTATCGACCAAGCAGATGGTGTTGTTACTTATAATGGCAATAAGTTCGATTTACCTATACTCAACAAGGAATTCTTACTTCATAATCTTAATCCACCATCGCCTTCTAAGAAAATTGACTTACTTCGTACTGTTCGCAGTAATTTTCGTTTTACTTCAAATAAATTAGATTATGTCTCACAACAATTAGGATTAGGTAAAAAAGTAGACCATGAAGGATTTGAACTCTGGCTTAAGTGCATGGATAAAGACAACGCTGCATGGAGTCGTATGGAAAAGTACAATATTCAAGATGTCATGTTATTGGAAAAACTTTACTATAAACTTCTTCCTTGGATTAAATCGCTTCCAAATCGCAATCTTAATACGGATAATCATGTATGCCCAAGCTGTGCTTCGACAAAGATACAAAAGCGTGGATTTGCTTTGGCAACGACAGGAACATACCAAAGATACCAATGCCGTGCGTGTGGTTCGTGGAGTCAAGGGACAAGTGCGATTAAGAAAGGTATTAAAATCAAAGGACTATAATGATGGAAAATAAATTTGACGATAACCCAATAGCAATGCCAAATGTGTGGTATAATGATGACCCTTTTGAAAGAGAAGGATTAGAAGACCAAGGAGACATTCTTAGTCGTCAAGTCGGTGGTAATCACTATCGACGAGCACATCAACCTTGGGAAATCATTGAAGAATGGAATCTTAACTTTTGGGCTGGCAATGTCCTTAAATATCTGTTACGATATCCTTACAAGAATGGTGTTGAAGATTTAGAAAAAGCTAAACACTACTTAGAATATCTCATCGAGAAAGAAAAGAATGCCACTACTGCTTCATGAAATTAAAGAGCGTCTTACTGAGCTTGATGAAATAACCTTGTTGGAGCTGTTGAACATCACTAGCGAAGATTTGGTTACAGCATTTGCTGATATTATTGAAGAGAGAGCTGATAGCCTTGAAAAAGAAATTCGCTAACGATGAAGAACGACAGTCTTATAAAAAAGACTGGATGAAAGCATATCGTGAAAGAAATAAAGAAAAATTATATGCTAACGATAAAGAACGAACTCAAAAAAGAAGAAAAGAAAATAAACAAAAAGCTGTCGACTACTTAGGAGGATGTTGTAAACACTGCGGATTGACAACACCTCATTTAAGTGTGTATGATTTTCATCATGTAAACAGAAAAGAAAAGGAGAGCGACCCGGGAAGTTTATTACATTATAGTTGGATACGAATACAAAAAGAACTAGATAAGTGCATACTGTTGTGTGCAAACTGTCATAGAATTGAACACGAAAAAGGATAATAATGTTTAACACACCATTTAGTACAGTAGGATATATTACCTACAAAAGAACATATGCTCGTCGTTTGAACGAAGCAGACGCAAGTAGTCCGACAGAAGAATTTGAAGATACGGTAGACCGTGTAATAGCTTCTGCAAATAATCAACTTAATGTTGGATTTGATTCAGATGAAAAAAATAGATTAAGAAAATATTTAATGGAATTAAAAGGAACGGTCGCTGGTCGTTTTTTATGGCAAATGGGTACAGGTACTGTTGATAAACTAGGTCTTGCTAGTTTACAAAACTGTGCTTTCACCGTTATTAACGAGCCTGTTCGTCCGTTTACTTGGGCGATGGATATGCTTATGTTAGGCTCTGGTGTTGGATATAATATTCAGAAAGTTAATGTTGATAAACTGCCTACTGTTAATGCCGATTTTACTGCTCCGACTCGTCTTGATGTTGCCGATGCTGATTTTATTGTTCCTGATTCTAGGGAGGGATGGGTTGCACTTCTCGGTAAAACGCTTAAAGCGGCTTTTTTAAGCGACAAAAAGAAAACATTTACATTCTCTACCATGAATATTCGTGGTAAAGGTGCTCCTATTAAAGGATTTGGAGGAACTGCTAGCGGTCCTGAAGACTTGTGTTGGGGTATTGCGAAGATTAGTGAAGTACTAGAGAAAAGAGCAGGTCGTAAACTTCGTCCTATAGACTGCCTAGATATCATGAATATCATTGGTGCAGTTGTTGTTGCAGGTAATGTGCGTCGTTCAGCACAGATTGCTATTGGCGATGCTGATGATGTTGAATACTTATTAGCGAAGCGTTGGGACATGGGAAATATTCCATCATGGAGAGCTATGTCTAATAACTCTGTGGTATGTAATGATATTAAAGATTTACATGAGTATTTCTGGGACGGTTATGAAGGTAAAGGAGAGCCATACGGTTTAATCAATCTAAAATTGAGCCGTAAAATTGGTCGTTTAGGAGAGACGCATTATCCTGACCCAGATGTTCAAGGCTACAATCCTTGTGCAGAACAATCTTTAGCAGCTTATGAAACTTGCTGTCTTGCTGAAGTATGGCTACCTAATGTTACAAGCTATGAAGAATTTGTTGATATTTGTCAGTTATTATACCGAATCAATAAACATTCTTTAGCTTTGCCTTGTCATTTAGATGAGACTGCTGACATTGTCCACAAGAATATGCGTATGGGTATCGGTGTTACAGGTGTGCTTCAAGCAACTGAAGAACAGAAATCATGGTTAAGACCTGCATATACTCAACTTCGTGAGTTTGATAAACAATATAGCGAAAAACACGGTTTCCCTACATCAGTAAAAATAACTACTGTTAAACCTAGCGGAACTTTGTCATTGTTACCGGGCGTTACTCCGGGTTGTCATCCTGCCTATGCTCAGTATATGATTCGTCGTATCCGCATCTCTGCTGACCATCCATTAGTAAATGTATGTCGTGAACACGGATATCCTATTGAGTATCAGCAAAACTTTGACGGTTCTGAAGACCATAGCACTGTAGTTGTGTCTTTCCCGTTTGCATATCCTGAAGGAACTATATTAGCTAAAGATATGACTGCTATTTCTCAGTTAGAGACAGTTAAATGGTTACAAGAAGTTTGGAGTGATAACTCTGTATCTTGTACTGTTTACTATCGTAAAGAAGAGCTACCTGAGATTAAAAAGTATTTAGCTAAGAACTACAAAAATAATCATAAATCTTTGTCTTTCTTATTACATAGTGAGCATGGCTTTAAGCAAGCACCTTATGAAGAAATAACTAAAGAAGCTTATGAAGAGTTAGTTGCTAAAACAAGATTGATTACTAAGATTGATGAAGCTAGCTTTGAAGGCGGTGAAGAATGTGCTGGTGGAGCTTGTCCAGTTAAATAATTCCTTGTGTGTTGTTGTACTTTATAGCCTCCCTACGGGGAGGTTTTTTTTATGATTCAAACATCTCTTTTTCGTGAGTTCTTCGCTTAACTAGACCCGGAAGAACTTTACCACCAGCTTTTGTCCATACTAAAAACTGTTCTGCAGCACCTTCCATGTCTCCACGATTGACCTTCATACGAAGTGTAGAGTTCTGTAGATTACCTAGTCCGACATTGAAAGAAAAGCTCACCAAGGCATCAAATTGACCCTGTGTTAGCTTTATAGGACAAAGACGGGTTACACCAGCCTCAAAGCGAGCTAAGTCCTTACGGAGGATTTCATCAATCTCTTCGTTGCTTAGAATCCTATCCCAACCTGCAGGAATAGGTAGCCCCTTTCTATCTGCAAGAGGAATCCTACCGTGAGCAGGGTCGATAACATGACCGACCCCAACCGTCCACAGCAACGCTGGACATTGATACGGTTTATTTCTGACACCTTCATCTTTTTTAATATTGTCGATACAATGTTGACTTACTTTCATTTCTTCTGCCAGCCACGAGAACCGAACCAGTAACCAATAATACCGCCTAACATAGCCATCTCATCAGTGCTAAAGATAACATCAGTAGCTTTGATAAAGTCGTCTACATTGTGGATTAATTCGTGATGAATGAACATATAAGCAGTAATACCGATGTTAACCAAGAACAATTCAGCGACAAAGATATAAGTCACTAAAGGACGAACCATCGCTGTGAAATTAACAACCCACAATGATGCTTTTTCCATCAACTTAGCATCATGTTCATAGGCAGCCTTAGTCATTTCAGCATCAGTCTGCATCATGATTTGGTCTGTACGAATCTCTTCAACTTTAGCTTGAGCTGCATAGCCTCTTTCAAGCATCTGCATTTCACGCTCAGTCTGCATCTTAGCTAGTTCTAACTCATGTGCTTTGTCTGCCTTATCTTGGAACATCTCCAATAGTTTAGGCAAGCCAGAGACTAATAAGCCTCCAAGTGTTGAAATAAGGGATAGCATATTAGTCCTTTCCTGCTAGTGGGTTATCGAGAGCTTTTTTAATTTTATTATCTACTTCTTTACGCATCTCTCTGATATCTTTTTCAGTTTCTCTTTGAGACTGTTTTGAAGACCTTTCAACCTGCTCAACTACATTTTCTAGTCTTCTAATGTCTTGTTTGAGGTCATTCTTGATGTCTCTTGTATAATCAGCGGACTTCTGAGAACTTTCTTCAACCAACGCAATTCGTTTGTCATATTCAGACAAATCAGGTGCGACATAGCCGTCTATTTTCTTTTTATAAGACTGGTCTTTAGCATACCATTCAAAAGCACCCCACAGTGTGCCTCCAATAATAGGTAGAATTGTAACAATCATTGCTAATAATTTATTAGAATATTTTAGCTTGTAACCGCCAACGCTAAATTCATACCCTTCTTTTTTAACTTCTTCTGCCATATTACCTCTGATATTGTGTGTTAATCATTTCTTCAAATCGTGAGTCATTATTAAGACTTCTTAGTATTCTTGCATTATCAACTACTCGTTGATTCTTATATACTTCTTTAGGTTTATAGAAAGCAATGTCTGGTAAAATCATTGTCGTATATAGTGCAAAACCCGGTAATTGATTACCAAGTTCAGTATTAACCCCTACATTCTTGTTAATACCTTTTGATTTATCTTCTTGCCTTGCTTCTTGTTTATCTAAATTATGTAAAACAAAAAACTCTAAAGCATCTTTCTTTTCTGAGTTTGTTGTAGACTGTTGTGTATAATCTATCTGCTCTACTACTTGTCTTTGCGTTGTTGTCTGATTATTTGCCTGTTTAAACAATGAAACTGAGTTTGACAGGGAAACATTATTAGATACAACAACTTGCTCATTAACAGACTGTGTAGCACTTGTCATCGCTATTGCTATTGCAGCATCAACTACCGACATATCTACCTGTTGAGCCTTAACAGCTACTTTCTTTTCAGTTGTCTTAACTGGCTCTGCTATTGCCACAGGCTGTGCAGCCGCAGGAGATGGTGTAGAGGCAATTGTAGTCGTTGTCGTTGCTGTTGGAGTCGGTGCTGGAGATGAAACAGTCTGCACAGGCTCTGACATAACAGGTTGCTCAATTACTGGCTCTAGTATAGGTTCTTGCTTTACTGGAGCAGGTGCTGGAGCTATAGTTACTTTTGTATTTGCTGTCCAATCCGTTTGAGTATTAAGTACAGTTCCAAAAGGATAGTACGCAATCTGCGTATATTCCGTATCTCCCTTATAACCAATACTAATGTTAGAAGTACGAAGATTAAGACCAAAATACTTAGTAGCAATATCTCCAGACGCATTTATTTCCACACTAAATGTATTTAAACGCAAATTACCACCTTGTGAGTAGTATTCTGCTATGTTGCTCCATGTAAACTTTTGACTTGTATCAGTACCAGATGTGAAATACTTTGTTCCAGATACAGGAGCAATATCAGCCCATAGAGGAGCAATAAAATATTTAGCATTGGTTTGACTAATAGGTGTTGAAGACCATTGCCATTGATTTAATGCATTAGGTGTTCCCGGTTGTAAAAAACTAAGAACACCATTGTCGTACATATACGCTTTATTGAATGTCTGGTCATAAAACGGAAATGCAAAATTTAAATTAATAGCCGAGCTTCCGTCATCGCCCATATAGAGCTGTGTTTCTGCTTTAGAAGATAGCGAAAACCAACATACCAAGCAGAGCACCAAAGCCAATCTTCTTGTAGTTGTCATCTACTTTCTCCTCCTGAACTGTAGGAATCTTGTCAGGGTTAGCTAACCAAGCTTCTTTAGCTTGAGCACCAATTTTTCCATCAAAAGGACAAGGTGTACCAGCGTCCATCATAGCGTCAAACACACGCTTATCTTGACACATTGTAGCGACAGCAGCGACCTTCATACCCATGTCATATAATGTCTTAGATAGCTTTAGTCTTTCACAGTTCATGTCTCTGATAGTACCGCCAGAAGAGACACCAAAGATTTGAGTCTGAACTGAAGAACTAGAACCTGTAGAACATAAATCACTATTACCACCAGACATCATAGTTGGAGACATGGCTGTAGGAGGAGGCTGAATAACCTTCTGTGTTACAGTTGTTTCATTAAGGTTTTTGTTAGTCATCTCACCTTGCTGAATGTTTGTATTTACATTGCTTGATGAACTAACGCTATTATTATTGTTTGTGTTGGTACTGGTTGATACAGAATTGTTATTATTGTTGTAAGTAACTTCACCTGAGTTAACATTGTTGTTAGTATAAGTTACTGAACCAGACATATTGTTATTATTGTTGAATGTCTGTGTACCGCTGTTAATATTGTTGTTAGTATTAACATTGGTATTATTATTAGTAGAAGTAGAAGTAACAGCACTTGTACTATTTACAGTATTTGTATTGTTACTATCTACTAATGATTTAGTATCATAAACTGTTTGAGCGCTTACGATACTGGAGATAAAACACAATAACGAAAGTACTTTTTTCATTATTGCTCCTGTGACGGAAGAGTTAATGCTTTAGCTCCTTTTCCTGCTTGTTTAAATGCTTCATCTCGAATCTTCATATATAATTCTGGATTCTTCAAGGCAAGTTTACCTAATAATTCAGCTGTTAAACCTACAGTAGCGCCAGCAGCAAGAACAACAGGATTCAATAGACCTGTATATCCTAAACCAGTAGCAACACCAATATTCTTCAAATCAGAAGGAGTGATGTTTTCTGTTGTGTCTTTACCAATAACACGCAAGGCTTCCTTAGCATATTGCTGTAATGGTCCTTTACCAGCACCACCAACTAAAGTGCTTGTTTGTGTTGTTGCTGAACGCATTAATTGCTCAGGACTAAAATTACCAGAATTAGTTGCTGCTTTTTTAGCGGCATCTGCTACACGATACATATTAGACCATGCAGTATCTGCTGCTTTGATAGCTCCGGTAGGGTCTACACGATAGGTATAGTCCTTAAAACCTTCCATAACTTGGTCGTATAACCCTTTTCTTGTCATACCAAGCTCATCTGTCGCATTAGATAGATTATCCAATCTAGCCTGAAGAAAACGCTTAATATTGTGCAATCCTTGACCATCAATCTCGTAAGGAACACCTTCACCTAAACGATTACCCGGAACATTCTTAAACTTATTAGTAAAATTCTTACGAATTTCTTGTTCAAATTTTTTAAAATCGTTGAGGTCTAATGTGTTCTGAGCATCGTCTAAAACAGAGCGAATAGATGTAAATAAGTCTTGGTCTGGAGATACTTTACCAATTTTACTAAAAGCATCATTATAAGCTTCAGAAGCTAATTTTCTTCCTTGCGAAACCATTGCAAAACCATCATCACTTACTTTTGAAATTGTTTTACCAATAGGAGATAATGCTTCGTTAAGAGTTACATAAGTAAAGGCTTTATTAAGTTTTTCTGAAGAAGTTTCTTTACCTGTAAACTTTTTAAGTGTGTTAATAATATCTTCGCCAGTCCTCATAGCAAAGCCGCCCATACCTCCAAAAGCTTGTCCCGGAGATAACTCAGCACCAGCATTTAATAGTTTTTGAGCACCTTCACGCAATGCAGGTAATAAAGTTTTAGTGCCAGCACCAAAAGCACCTCCTAAAACAGCTTGTTCTATTTTACCTCTAAGAACATCTTCACCACTTAAATCTTTACCAGTTACTGGATTTAATACAGCACCAACAACACCGCCTGTTATTGCTCCACCGGGAAGAACTCTATTAACAGGACTAATTAAAGCACCGCCTAACTCAGCCCAGTCAAATCCTTCAGCACCTGCATTAGCTCTTTGTGTTTCATAAGCTGTTTGTGCTTCTTGAGCAAACTGACGACCAGTTTCACCACCCATTGCCTGAGCTACAGCTGCTACTGGGTTGATAACAGCACCTTTAGTTAAACCAGCACCTACCTGAACAGCACGATTAACTCCTTGACCTACTGCTTGCATAGCAGGACCTTGTTCTTGCTTTTGTGCTTCAGACAAATAAGCCATTGGATTAGTTACATCTCCCCCAGCTGCTTGTGCATTAGCATCATCCCATCCTTGTCCCGGCTTTGATTGCATCCATTGAGGAACACCTGTAGGAAGAAAATCCAATATACCAGTCTTTGCAGCTGGTGCAGCGACAGTTTTACCTGTCATTGCATTGTATTTAGCGAGTACTTGCTCTTTAGTTGTACCGTCAGGAATATCTTCAATAATTGTTCCATCAGGCATTTCGACATCAAATGGCATAAGTATCCTTATTACATTTCGTTAAATTTAACACGCTTTTTAGCACCTGCGCCACCTGTACCGCCAGACAAAGGTTTAACTTGTACTCTCTGATTGAAACCATACTGTTCAGATTGACGAGCTAAAGAATCTGCCAATTGTGCTTTAGTTTCAGTAACCCATTTTTCTAATTGTACAGCATCGCCATAACCGGGAAAACTAGATTTAGCTGCAGCCATATCAGCGTTAGAAGCAGAACCCGGAGGTAGTGATTCAATTTGCTTTAACAATTGAGCAGCATTAATTCTTGCTTGAGCACCTACTGTCTTAGAAGCAATTTTACCACCGATTTGTTTTTTATTCTCACCAGAAGTCCAATCAACCCATGATTCAGATTGAGTAATGTCTTCTTTAGTGATTTTATTTAAATTGTCTAACAGTTGTTCGCCTTTTTGGAAACCAGCTCTTTGTTTAGACATCTCAGAGCCGGGGATAATTTCACCAAAAGCATTACGATAAGCGCCTGTTTTACCTACTGGACCAACTCCTTCTCCCTCGCCACCAGCAGCTGTTTTAGACAAAACTAAATCAGCAACATTACCAGATTGTTGATAAGCAGCAATAGAAGCAGGAGTATACTTACCAGAAGTAGTAATCTGTTGCATCATTGTATCACGAGGCTCACGAGCAGCTTTGATTGCTTGTGCTTTCTTAAGTTCTGTAGCAGCTTCTTTACTCTCAAAATCAGCAGCATAGGTTGCAGCTAGTTGAGCACCTCTAAAGTCACCTGCTTGGGTTAATTTTTGTGCTAACATCTTCATACCTTGAGAAGAATTCATGTTCACACCTTGAGCAATTAACTCTTGTGCAAACTGTCTTGCTTGTGCAGAAGCAGCCTCTTCTTGACTAGGAACACCTAACATTCCAGCAAGACCTTGTGTTAGACCTTTACCTCCTGCATAAGCAGCAGCAGTTCCGATATCTACCGCATTCATTCCGTGTAAAGCCGGTAAAGCGTTTGCAAAAGTTGTATCAAAAGTTGCTGGTCTAACACCAAACAAACCTTCTGTGATACCCATTAAGTTATCTTGAGCCATGTTTTTTCCTTAAAATAAACTGCTTAACCAGTTACCAGCTGCTGTAACACCTTTATTAATGACCGGTGTTAACAAACCACCTACAATATTACCAGTTCCTTGTGCAGCACCTGTTAAACCTGCTGTAGTTGCTGTATTGACACCTTGAGCACCTTGTGCTTGTAATAAAGCAGACAACTGAGCTGCTTTAAACTGTTGGTCAGCCTGTTGTGCAGCAGCGGCAGCTTGAATCTGTGCAGCTTGGTTAGCAGCGGCAGCTTGAGAAGCAGCAGCGGCTTGAGCAGCTTGTGATTGCATCTGAGCACCAGCAGTAGCAGCACCGATTTGCTGTTGTCCAGCAGCTTGTTGAGCATTAATACGAGACTGAGCAGCTTGTGTTGCAGCATTCGTTACTAGACCACCATAATTCATACCAAGAGTTAATGGTTGTTGTGCTGCTTGTTCCATTACATTAGCTTGATTGAATAAAGTACCGCTAGTAGCAATTTGATTCGTCAAACGCTGTTGTGCTACATCCTGAGCTGTCAATGCTTGTTGTGCTTGTCGTTGTGCCAATGCATTGTAGTAAGCAGCAACTTCAGGGTTTGTAGCAGCTAATGCTGTACCACCCATAGCACCTGTCGTAGCTCCATATCCTAAACCAGCTCTACCAGTAGTTTGAATTTGTGCTCTCAATGCTGCTAGTTGTTGCTCATCTGTAGGAGCTTGTAATGCTTGTAATTGTTGTAAATAGTTAGCAGTAGCTTGGTCTAAGTTAGTTGTTGTCGGTAAAGCTTGTTGAGACAAAGATAACAACTGATTTTGTTGTGCTGCAATATCAGCCGCAGGTGTATAACCAACACTTAATAAACGACCATTAGCATCATAAGTAGGAGTTGTTGTCGCACCAAAGCGTGTAGTAACCCCTACTGGAGTAAACTGCATCTGAGGAGTTAATTCAGTTGCTAAACCAGTTAATGCACCAGCTTGTTGTTGAGCAAGAGATGTTAATGAACCAGCTTGTTGATTTGCTGCAGAATTGATGCTAGCGGCTTGAGAAGCGGCAGCAGCTTGTTGTGCTGCAGATTGACCTTTTGCAGATTCAATCAATGCATCTGAAGCTTTCTTAGCAGCATCTACCACTGCTTGAGCTTGTTCAGCTAAAATCTGTGCATTTGTCTTAGCACCTGATATACCAGCAGTAGCTCCTAAAACATTACCAACAACATTACCAACTTGATTAGTTAATAAACCAGTTGCTGCGTTAGTTAAAGCTCCTGTAGCAACATTCCCTAATGCAGAACCAGCTAGATTACCTAATGTTGAACCAACTGTTGTACCTAATAAACCAGCAGCACCCGGTAAACCTGCCGACAAATAACCACCAGTACTTGCCGCTAATGCAGGATTCAAACCAATAGCGCCTGCTCCAGCACCAGCATTAAGACCGATTGTTCCTGCTCCTGCAGCTGGGTTAAGACCAAAACCAGCACCTTCTAGAGCAGTTGCACCGCCACCGGCTAAAGCACCACTAGCTAAAGCAGCTCCTCCAGCAGCAAGACCAACCGTAGCCCAACCACCCGGAACTACATCATTAACAGCGTCGTCAATTGCTGCACCAGCATCTTTAACGATATTAACAGCGCCTCCAACAACATTACCAACGCCTTTTACTACGCTCTTAACTGCGCCCATATTCAACCTTCCAATTGTACTGTGGTAAATCAGAGTCAACTACTTCAATACCAACTTTTTTCATCAAATCAATAATCTCAGGGTTAGTTGCTTCGCCATAAATAGCAGTTAATCCTGAATTTGCTAATTTTTCATTGAAATACTTTAGACTTCTAGCAAGAGACATCATTCCATCTGTAGTAAATAGATGTATTTCAGCGATACCAGCATCCAATTTCTTAATAAGAAGAACAGAGTTATTATTTTGTAATAACTTTGCTGTACCATCTTGAGTCATTTGAGCAATAGCTTGAAGAACTTGTTCAGGGTCTTCCCCTCGTTTTTTTAAGTCTTCAGTTATAATTTCAGAAGGTTTCATTATGTATCCTTATTTACTGTCTATCATTGCTGCAGCACCACGCCATGTAGTACCGTTGTCATCTGTGATAAATACAAGAACATCAACACCAGAAGCTGTCAATGTAGGAGCTGTACCACCAGCCCATTTAACTGAAGCAGGATATGTTACTGAAGCAACACCGCCGTTGGTTAATTCTAACACAAAACCACTTGAAACTGTACCACTCGGTACATTATCAAATGTAAATGTTGTAGTTCCAGATACTGTATAACTAAAATAGTTTCCTTCAGCTAAATCTACTGAAGTAGAAGACATTGCAATACGCTTAAGTGTATAGCTTTCTAGGTTCAAAGGACCTGTCATTGTTCCACCAGTTGTTGGTAGACCAGTAGAAGTAGCATTATCAATAGCTGTTTTAACAAACGCTGTAGAAGCTGCTTTAGTTGTATTATCCCCAACAGTTGCTGTTGGTATTGTTACTGTACCTGTGAATGTTGGGCTAGCTTTAGGAGCATAGCTTGTTAATTCAGTTTGTACAAAAGCTGTTGTAGCAAGTTTAGTTGAACTATCAGCAGCAGTTTGTGTAGGGGCTGTTGGGTTTCCAGTAAAAGCTGGAGAAGCTAAATCAGCTTTAGTAGCTACGGCTGTAGCAATGGCATCAAACTCAACATTGAACTCAGTACCTTTAATCTTCTTAGCTGGGTCGCCAGAAGACAAAGCATCTTTTGATGCAAAGTTAGTTGTCTTAGTATAATTACTCATTTAATTTTTCCTTGAAGCACATAGACATCAATCTTCTGAACCGACAGCGGAGCACCGTTAATGTCTGATTCAATACCTAGTTGTAAAATCTTACCTGCACCACCGGCTTGATAATCAAAACCAGCCAATACAGTTTCTGTAGAATATTCAGCGATGTTATATTCAGCAATGCCAAATTCTGCAATAACACCGCCTGTTAATACTTTTGTTGCGCTGCGATATGTTGTTGAATAATCAAAACCCCATTTAGTCACAACTGCTTGTGAAGAAGTGCTAATAAATACAAAACCAATCTTCTTTAATATTTTTGTGATTGTTGGGGCATTGAAGTCAAAATAATTGGTAAAATATACCATGCGATAAGAAGACCCATTATCATCATATCCAGAGTAGTTTCCAAGATATCCTGCTTGCCCTGTAAGAAGTCTTCTATCGGATGTTGCACAAAACGCTGTCGGTTCAATAGAGTCCCAAGTTGTTGTTCTAGCTGCGCCATCTTCTAAATTTCCTCTCATATCAAAGCAATAAACAACCTTTGAAGTAGGAAGTGCTAATAAATAAAAAGCATCTTTTTCAAAATAAACAGCTTTTACTTCTTTTAATGTTTCTTGATTAACATCGCCAAGTAAATCATCTCGAACATTCTTGCTGATGTCTCGCATCGGCATAGATTTCTCTTGAATTGTTCTTTGAAACGATTTAACACCAGAATCAGATAAAAAGACTAAATCACCGCCAGTAGCTACTAAAGAATCTCTAGCGATACAACCTGTACCGTTAATAGTATCTGCTAATGTAATTAAACTAACATCTTCTGCTCTTGCATAGACAACAATAGTTTTTTGACAGAAAATAACTAAATAACCGTTATGTGCTCCAAGAGCAACGATAGGGTCATTAGCAGGAACAATATTACTAATATTTAAATAACCTGCTGTTCCAGTTGTTAGTTTAGCACCATCATTGATGTCGCTAAAATATACTGTTTGTCTGTCGTTAGCAATGTCTGCATACCAAATACGACCATAAGCCGCTAAAGCCACATTAGGTTTAAAAGTATCTGCAGTATGTCCTACTGGTAAAGACCCAACATCAGCTAATAACTGAAAACCATAAGCACCTTCATGAGCATGTCCAGAACCTGCTGAAAGCTTATGAAATACTAACGGTTTATGTCCTTCTTGAACTAAATAAGCATGTGCTGAAGAATTTAAACCAGTGCTGTAAGGTTGTGCAACTATTTGCCAGTGGTTGTCTGTGATTGAATATGTTGCATTGCCGCTATCAGTTGCATTACGAACATTGTAAGCAGTAAGTGTTGTTTCACCGACAAATAATTTGTTGTTTCCTGCACTGATGAAGTAACTACCTCCTTCATACCTTACCTCTTTAATAGCTTTTATTTTAGCTGTAGATAAGTCTGAATTGGTAGCACTTAGCTTTTCCCAACCTTGACGAGAACCGATACGACCTGATTTATCAATAATACAGTTAGTAGCAATAGTTGCATAACCGTCACTTAAAGACACAGAAGAGTCCTGTGAGTTTAACCCATAGAACCCCGGTGCTTTAACTGTAGCCGATGTGATTTGTTTTGTCATTAGACAGAAATCCAGATTTCGTTATCAACAAAGTGACCGTTATCAATTGCAATAGCGTCTGATAATGAGCTTCTATATAAACCATAAGCATCTGCAGAAGATAAACCGGTATCTTCGCCACGCTCTGCAATGGCTCTAGCATACGCACCTAAAATTACAGGTTCTGAAGGAACTGCAATTACGGCACTATCACTAGATAGAGTATCTTGTGGTATATATAAATTAAAACGAATAGTATAAACATCATCAGGAACAGGATATAAATCTACCTGTGTGTCTCCATTTGCATCTACACCGTTAAAATTAAAATATGATGGACGACCTTTTAAAACTGTATTTTTCAATAAGTTTTGAGCCATCCAATTTGATTCTCTTTGTGTTAAAAATGCATCTGCACCGTCATCAAATACATTTAAAACTTTAAATCGTTGTCCTGCGCCAACTAGGACATAATTAAATACATTGGCTGTCGTGACGGCTGAAAGAGTATTTCCTAATGCATTCCAAGTATGAGCATCTTCAACAGAGCGTTTAGCATCATTGATTAGTTTACCAATTAGCTTAGAATAAGCATTTTCGTTAACGGTTGATACTTCTTCTTCACGAAGACGCACCAAAACATCGTTAACAGCCTGTAAATATGTAGTCATAATTATATCCTAGTATAACACAATTGTTGCAAAAAAGCAACACTTTTTAGCGTCCTCGACCAGCTTTTTTCTTAGGTTTAGCCATTCCAGCTTGAGATAGTGCAATCGCTACAGCTTGTTTTTTGCTTTTAACGACAGGACCAGTCTTAGAGCCAGTGTTTAAAGTACCCGCTTTCCACTCATGCATTACTTTACCGATTTTTGCTGCTTGTGATTTGCTTGCTTTCATGATTTCTCCTTAATTAAATCCAGTTGCATTCTTTTGTTCAAGTTCTACAGTAATAATACAACTTGCTGTAGCCCCTGTCTCTACTTTTACTCTAATTTCATCGCCTTCTTCAAGAGTAACATAAGCGCCACCATCAAACTTAAGATATTCTTTAGCTGGTAGAGGATATCCATCAACAATAGCTATTTCAGTATCTGTAGATTTGTCGTACCACCAAGCACTAAAGGCTTTAGCTGATGAAGTACTATTGTGTGCATACAATAAATTCCATTTAGCATAGTAATTAGATGGAATTGTATACATTAATGTTTTAGTATTAGCTACTAAATTCTTACCGACTGAGAATGGTTTCATAATTTAGTGACAATCGTTAGTAAAGTAGCGATAATAAAACCAGCTGCAATAATTAAAATCTGTTCTAAACGCTTTAAACGAGCATTAATGCCGTCATAACGAATAGCACATACTGCCTCGTGTGAATTAAGACGAGCCTCTACAGGGTCGATTAAATCCTTCTCTGACATACTTAAGCCCAAACAGTTTCAGGTCTAACAGGGAACTCTACAGAAGCTGTAGGATTCACAGCAATATCACGCAATGCAGCACGATAAGCAATAAACTCATCTTTGTTTGTTAAAGTTAAGACATCAGGCAACACGACCCAATCTGTTTCTGCTAATAGTTTAGAAGCTTTGTCTTTGTTAGCTTGTGCTTTGTCAGCATCTAACTTAGCTAAGTGAGCAGTTTCTTGTTCTTCTTTAGTAACTGTAACACCTTCTTCAGTAGTATAAGTAGAAAATTTGTCTACTAATACCCAGTTCTCAATCCAGTTACCTTTAGAATCTTGAACGACACCTTGTTGAGATACTTGCTGTAGCTCTGTAGGTGTTGGCTGTGGTGCATTAAACACTGGGTCAATATTAAGTAGTTCGCACACTGTTGTATCCCATACAGCTGGGAATGAAGTATTTGCATTGTCTCTGCGGATTTCTCCTTGAGTCTTTACTACACCGGTTGTTTTATTACGATATAACATAGTTGATTCTCCTATTTGCCTTTGATATTAGGCGATTGCTAAATAAATGAAAGTGCCACCAGAAGCATTGATTGCTGCAGGTGCTGTAGAACTAATCTCAAAACCTGCTGAGTATGGGTCGATATAGTCTCCACTTGTTGTTTCAGGAAGGTCCACACCATTTAATAATAAGTAGGGGTCATTTCCACTAACAATACCTCTAGCAGAATCCCATACATACCAATTACCAGTAGAATCTGTGCGCTTAATCATTACAAATCTTGCGCCACCAGTAAATCCACAATTAATCTGATTAGTAGTTCCTGTGCCTGTGTATGAACCTACTTTTGATACTCCTGCACAAGTAGCAAATAAATAAGAAACATATGTACCTGCGGATTGATTGGTAGCATCTGCGTCTGCAACTGTAAAAACACTAGATGTCGGAGCGGTATCGTTCCACCAAAAAGACGATGTTCCAGCTTGTCCAGTACCATTTAAAACAAGATATTTTGTTGCTCCTAAAGCAGAATGATATACAGCCCAGTTTTCTGTAGCTGTGCCAGTCCTTTGTTTTACTAACATCATCTCAGGCGCAACACCTAAATTATGTGTAACCGTTCTAGTTGAACCAGTCCCTGTATAACAAACTTCATCAAAGAATCCTGGCGCTCTTTTAAAGTTCCAAGAAATTGTTGCAGGATTTGCACCGCCAATATAAGGACCATAAAAATTGTCTACATATTTTGTATTATTGTCAAAACCAAAACCATAGCCAGCCGTATTAATTTCTGCAAAGCTAGCGTCAGGAATTAAAGCATTGTTATATGTTTGTGATGTTCCCCGTAATCTATCAATAGCTCTAAAATAAGCAGAGCCGTCCATTGCTCTTTTTGCAGATATATTCATGTCTACAGGGAATCCAGTTGTAACATCTACAGTTCCTGAAGCATTGTAAGCATTAGGACTAAACACCTCTGTACCAGTTGTAGGCGGTTTCATTGGTCTACGAATGGCTATGTAGATGTAGGTTGCAGAAGTCGCTAAAGGATTTGTTGAAAACCCAGTCGAATTAACAAAAACATTTATAGAAGATTCTGCATTAGATAAATTTGGTATTAAATTTTTAGTAGTTCCATCTACTGTTAATCCTCGCATATTATCTTGCATATACCAGTTTTGAGCGGCATCTGTTCGTTTAATTAATAACCATTGCGGTTCATAACCTAAATTAACTGTAGCAACACCCGAGCTATTAGTAGTAAAACTGCCACAACTAATAACATTATCTGTACCTGCTGTTCCAAATCCACCTGCATTATGAGCGAATAGGTAGGCTACATAGGTAGCTCCGATTTGGTTTTGTTTTGCACTGCTTGCACCAACACCAAAATCTGTTGATGTAGGAGCTGCTGTTCCCCAAATACCAGATGAAGTATCATAAGCTGCAGTGCTATTTAAAAGTAAAAATCTATTTGTTGTCGTTGCAGGAAGGTCTTTATGATAAACAATCCAATCAGATGTTGAATTTAACCTTTTAACCATAATACAACCCGGAGCAGACCCTAAATTGTGACTAATTCTTCTATTTGATGTTGTTCCATCACCAGTATAAGTCACAATATCAAAAAACTTAGGCTGTTTACGGAATGTCCATGAAACTTCATTTGTATTTGGTGGATTTACATATCCATCAGAAGCATTTATTGCGAATCCATCAGTATTAAAAGAAGTTACGCAAATAGATGCGTTTTGAGCAAGAGCTGTATCGCTAGAAATAAATTTATTTACTCCTCTAGCTGTATCCACCAATACATGATTATAACTACCATCAGTTCTATTTTTAATCCAAACTAATCCACCTTTAGTGGATAAATCTATACCATTAGTAATAGTCTTTGTAGAGCCATTACCTGTATAAAGATAAGTAGAAAATACATCATCGACCCAGTTGACAGCTCCTGCCGAACTTCCTCCTGCCGCCATTAACATGTCATGCACAGCCATCAAACTTCTCCTTTATTTTTACAATTGTCAAAATGCCATCTAAGCATAGCTCTGCTTTCTCCTGTTTTATCACAGTGCGGGCAATTTGTTTTAAATCTTAATACAGCTACTGATTTTGGTTTTCTCATGTTAGCTTTGTGTTCTTCTGTCATAACTCGTCCTTTTTGAGCCATAGACATTTTTTGTTTTGTTTCTTCTGTGTGTTTTTTTCCAAACCAAATAGACTTTATACCTGTGTTTCCATAATTAGGGTTTTTAACGCCTGTATGGTCTTTTCCAACAACCCCTTCACCGCCGTTTGTCATATTAGTCAAAATACCCGTTTTATTATCTTTTCTACCTAACATTGCAATAAGCAATTCTTCCATCTCAAAAGCATGTTTTTCGTCAGGAGCTGCTATCTTTTTAATGATAACTTCAAACCCTTTATTTAAAATAGCTCTGATAATATTAATTTTATGTCTGTTTGCTCTTTTACCATATTTTTCTTTTTTTGCTTCTTTTATATGGTACTCATGTCTATTTCCAGACCCTTTACCAACATAAAAAGGTTGATTATTTTTAGGGTCTATTAATAAATAAGTAAAAAACATCATTTAATATCTTTGCCAAGGACTAAACCAGTCCATGTTGTACCACCGTCGTGAGTAAAGAAACCTAAAGTATCTCTACCACTAGAAGTTAATGTAGGTGCAGTTCCTGCAGCCCATTTAAGACCAGACCACCAAGTAATTGTAGCAGAACCGCCATTGGTAAGGTCAAGAATGAAAGCACTTACTAAGCCACTAGCAGCTGTATTACTAATGCTAAATGTTAAAGCACCTGAAATAGTCTTAGTAAAGTATGTACCGACAGTCATATCTAATACGCCATTAGAAGGCGCTGTTTTAGTTTGTTTTTGTCCAACAACTGTCATAGTACCGGTAAATGTTGGAGATGCTAATGGCGCATAAGTACTAGACGCAGAACTTGTTGTCAAATAACTGGACATTCCTGCTTGTGTCTGATATGTAGACGCTGCAGAAGATGTTGTTAAATAACCTGCAGAAGCGTGGTTACCCCAGCCATAAGCTGTATTCCAGTTAGAAGCATTATTAGTTGTGCTATACCAAGAAGAAGCGACATAAATAGGGTCAGTTTCAGTATAAGACTGAAGTGCTGTATCAGCTTTTGCTCCTTGAGCAGCAGTAGCATACGCTGTAGAATTTGTTGTTGCTGCAGTACCTAAACCAAGATTAGTTCTTGCTGTGCTTGCTGATGCTAAATCAGACAAATTATTAGCAGAAGCTAAATAACCAGCTCCGGATATATAAGCAGCAACCCAAGCAGAGCCTGTATATACTTTCATACCTTGACTAACTGTGTCAAAATATAAAGCACCTGCTACAAGAGCATTTCCGTCATTGTCGACAGTTGGAGCACTGGACTTAGTGCCTAAATATCTGTCATCAAAGCTGTCATAAGCTGCTAAAGTAGCATCTCTAGCTGATTCTGCAGCTGTTTGTGCATTTGCAGCACTTGTTGCTGATGAAGAAGCACTAGAAGCTGATGTTGCAGCTGCTTGAGCATGGTATTTAGCAGAGTATTCTCCACCTGCTACTGCACCAGATGTTTTAGTAGCCCAATTATTCGCTGATAATTCGTACGCAGCCGCATTTGTTTCACTCGTTGAAGCGTTTGATGCCGAAGTTGACGCAGCAGATGCACTGTTAGACGCATTGGTTGCAGAAGTTGATGCAGAAGATGCAGAACTACTCGCTGACGATGCGGATGTTGAAGCAGAGGAAGCACTATTAGAAGCATTGGTAGCTGAAGTAGCTGCGGCAGACGCTGAATTAGAGGCATTAGTCGCAGAAGTTGCAGCATTAGAAGCAGCTGTAGATGCAGTAGAAGCATTCGTAGCCACAGAACTCTCACTCGCAGCAGCTGCAGTAGCAGAATTTGCTGCGTTGGTTGCTGAACTAGCTGCAGCAGTTGCCGAAGAACTAGCAGAAGACGCAAAGGCACTAGCATTAGTTGCCGAAGTAGATGCAGCAGCTTCGTAAGTAATTGTTTGTTGAGCATGATATTTTGCTGAATATTCAGAACCTACGACAGGACCTGAAGTTTTAATAGCCCAATCAGAAGCAGTTGATACAGCACTAGCGACATCAGCAGCAATGTCCGCTGCTGTAGTAGCAGAAGATGCTGCATTAGTTGCTGAAGTTGATGCTTGTGATGCGGACGAAGCTGCGTCCGAAGCAGCCGCCTGAGCAGCGTCTTTAGCTTCGATGGCTAAGACAGCTTCACTAGCTGCGTCAGCTGTGGCATCTCCTGCACCGCCCGGTCCGTTATAAAACGCCATTTAGTTCTCCTGTGTCTTGTTGAAATGCTCTCTTAGGAACACTTTAACAAGACAGCCCCGAAGGGCTGCCAAGTTTAGCTTAGTAATTAAGCTGGTACTGCCAATACGAAGCCAGCTTCTGGGCGAACTGTCTTAGCACCGAAGATTGTGTCTGCAGTGTAAAGAGTTGCCAAGTTTTCTTGCTTGTACTGAGTTTGTGAACGAACACCTAATTGCTCTGCAAGAACCATAGTATCAGTATGGAACAACAAAGCAGCTTTAACGCCGTCACCAGCTGAGTTTTCAGCAGCTGTTTCGATAACTGGACAGTTGCTTGATACGAAAATATCGATACCATACAATGAACCAATCATGCCAGTCTGTGTAGAACGACCGTCAACGAAATCAGAGCTGTTATAACGAGTAATACCCATGATGCTGTTACGAACTGATGGAGGTACAACTAACTTACGACCGTCCATTGGAACATCAGCGTCGTCCATCTTTTGGATTAGCTGACGGAAAGCTACATCAGTAAACACATCTGTTGTTACAACTGTATCAGCAGCATAAGCTGTTAAGTTTGTTGTGTCATCAGCGTAGTAAGCGTTAGAGTGAATCCAAGAGCTTGTACCGTTACCGAAAGTCTTACCTAATTCAAACAATACATCGTCAACTTTCTTAGCTAATGCATAACCAGCGTCAGCTGTGTAGAAACGACGCAAAGAAGCTAAAGCTTGTGTCTCAACGATATCTTCGATAAAGCGTGAATACTCGAAGTGTTGGTCGATTGAAACAACTACTTCAGATTCAGTATCAGCTTGAATTGTAACAGCTGTGTTAGCTGCTTTAGCTGCTGCAGAACCACGAGTTGGCTTAGGAATGTGAACTGTGTCACCTTTCTTACCACGCATAGACATCTTGTTAACCAAGTTTGCCAATACTAAGTTCTTCTTATAAGCAGCAACGACCTCGTCACTCCAAATCTCTGGAATAAACTTGTCTGCTTGTGTTTTTGCTACGATTGAGCCTGAACCGCCCGGGAATGTTGCTGTTGCCATAATTAAATTCTCCTAAAATTACTTGTTAATCATTTAACCCGACCTTCAGCATAAGCAGCCATGATTTCTGGTTGAAGCTGCATATATCTGTCTGGGTCGGACATACTTAATTTGATAAGGTCTGCCCTACGATAAATAGGTTTACTAGACTCACCTGTACCACCGGCACTAACACCAGCTGCTTTTAATGCTGAATCTGTAGCTTGCTTAGTACTTGTTGAAACTGCTGCTGTTCTCACTGCTTTCAGTTCTTTATAAGTGCTAAGAAGTTCATTAGCTGCATTAAAATCATACTCGTTATCAGCTTGTTGGAACATTTGTGCTCTGATAGGTGAAGCGTCAATCCACTGTTTAAAACCGGGGTCGGCGACAACACTTACAAAGTCTGGATGAGCGGCTTGCAGTTGCTGCGAAGTCTTCATCTTTTTCAATTCCAACGCAGCTTGTTTAGCTTCCAACACCGCTGGGTGCTGTTCTACTGTTTTAGCTACGGCTTTACGAGGGTCTGTAAAAAATTCATCTTCAGACAACTCTTCATTAGGCTGAGGCGTGCTTTGTGTCCTAGCGAGTTGTTGCTTGAGCAATTGGTCTGCGAGAGAACGAACCTCATGTACCTCTTGTGCTTGACGACCAATTAGCTTTTCAGCTTCTTGATGCATTCTTGCAATATCGGCAGCAGATTTACCACGATACTTTTCAGGTAAGTCTGACTCTGGTTCTTCAACAGCTTGCGTTATCTCTTCTTGAGGTGCTGCTTGTTGTTCTTGTTCTGCTACATCAGCGAATTCGCCTTGCAATTCGTCTGGTTCATCAATAAATTCAGCCATATAAATCTCCTGTCACCAAATCAAAGTGATTGTAGGGGAATAAACTATTTGAGGGCTTGGTGTTTTCCTCAACCTACTTGCGTTTAGCTCCGTCTTCATGCGCTTTTGCCCATTTATCATGTGCTGAGACATATACAGGGTCTGTACCGTCTAAGTGAATGCTAATTGGAGACACAATCCGTGTTGCTTCTTTACTACATACATCGCACTGAACAGTTTTCGTCTCATAACCGATATACTTTTCAGTGATATGTCCTTCTGTACACTTAAAATCAAACATCCTACGAGTCATTTGCTGTATCTCCCGACATGAGCTGCTCGTATACTTCTTCTGAACTTTGTTTAAGTGTCAAAATCCATTGCAAAACATCTAATTGTCCTTTTTTGAAGTACAAGTCTTTTTCATCTTGCACTGCTAGGACATGATTTCTTGCATCAAACATCTTTTGTGCGTCTTCAAGGAGCTGTTGCCAGCCCTTTGAAGTCATCATCGAAAAGCGTTCTTCGTAATATTGTTCTAATTCTTTATTCATTCTTTGTCCTTTTCGGAGAATGTGTTAAATATGTTGTAATTTTACCACACTTTTAGTGGTTTTGTCAAGCGTTTTGTGATTTATTCATCTGTAATTCGACAATTTTCTTTTTATTGGCAATATCAGCTTCTTTAATCATCAACTCAGCAATCTTAGCACGCTGCATAAAGTCTGCACTTTCGTTTTGATTACTTAAATTTGTCGATAAAGCTGCAATTTTCTTAGTTGCTGCTTCTTCAGGAAGTAATTGAGTCTCGACTTGAATCTTTTGAGCCTCTGCCATATCTTTTTGAGTCTTAGCATTAAGAGAATCAATCTGAGCTTGAGCTGCTGCTGCTTGCGCTTGTGCTTGTTGCATTGCTGCTTGTTGAGCCGCAGGGTCTTGTTGTCCCATTTGACTTAAAGTAGCTTCTAATTCAGCACGGTTAGACAAGCTAGAATTAGCAATGATACCTTTAAGAATAACTGGAAGAACAGGTGTATTAGGTCCTAAAGTTTGTAACAAAGCAATAAATTGCTGTTGTTCATATTCACGAGCCATAATACCCAAAGTAGCAGCTGGCATAAACTTCATATCTGTAGAAGGATAACGCTCTGGGTCAAACTGCATATAACGATAAGCTACTTTCTTAATAAACGGTACTAAAAAGTCTTCTTGGAAGTTAGTTAGCGTACGCTTATACTTTTTAATAATACCAGCCATTGCCATAGACATACCACCAGCGCCAGCATCACGAGGCGCATTTGTCGGCATACCAGAAGCGTCCATTGTGCCAGTTGCTTGTAGCAACATACGCTCAAATTCTTTACTTGTGCCTAACATTTGAGGGTCTGTATTACCAAACTTAAACGGCTGAAGAATCTCATTAGGATTACCGTTAGTAAGAATAGCCTTCCCCGGACGAATCTCAAACTTAGCACCACGAGGAAGACGAGTAGCATCCATAGCAATCATTGGAGCTGTAGTCAATGCTAGAGAATCTAAATGAGCACGAAGTTGTGCGTCAATAGCTTTCTGCATATTGTAAGCTTTCTCTACTGTACCACGACCCCAGAAGCGATTAGGAACTGTATCATCTTGATAAGCAACAACTGGTCTGTCCTTCATCATGTAAGGAGTAGCTTCAGCTTTTAACAACACGCCTTGGTTGGCAATAACAATGATAGCTTCTACTAAGTCTTCATAGTCACTAGCTTCAGAGCCTTCTGGGAATAACTCAGCATATTTGCCACCATTGTCTTTTTCTTCTAACTTTTCAAGATACTCACGAGGAACTAAACCATAGTAAGTCAATAAACGAACCTTGTCGTCTTGGTAGTTAGTGATATCTTGTGTCGGTTCTAAATCATCATCAACTGCTTCAGTACCAATATCTACTTTACGATAGATACCTTCTTCAATACCTTTAACCACTTGGTGTAATGAGACATATTTCTCAATAGCAACACCTAAAGCTTCTTCAACAGTTGTAGCATTAGGGTCAATTAAGAAGTTCTTAGGGTTAACAGGAGAAAGTTTAATACTTGTTCTTTCTGTTTCAGAGACACCAAAAGCAGCTAATCCTTGTACGCCCGGCATTGCTTGAGTAGCTGGTGTATATACTTTTTCTTTCTTAACTAGAATCTCACCGATACCAGTACCATAAATCTCAGCCATCAATTCGATTTGGTCTACTGATTTACGAATTTTGTCATTCTCTAAATCTTCACGCAGCATCACACGCACTTGTGCAATATCTGCTGGTTGTTGGTCAGCAACATCATCTTTGATGTCAAAGAACTCACCGTTACCAAAAATAGCTTCCATAATTTCAGCATGGCGAGTCTCAACTGCTTGTTGCGTTGCAGGAGAAATGATACGACTACGCTCTGATTCACGGGTCTTGTCTTCAGCAGCCCATTCGCCTCTAAAGATACGCTCGTATTCTAACCAATCTTGTAAATAGTTTGTATCACGATGGTCTCTCCAACGCTCAACATGGTCTAGAACAAAAGCAGTTAGTTCTTTATCTGATTCATCCGGTTGGTCAAATTCGTATTGTTTCATTGCATCATTATTATTAGGCATCTTATTCCTCTGTTGAATCTTTGAATGGGTCAGTATATTCTGTATCGACTGTTATTTCAATTCCTGCATCTTCCATTGCTTTTAGTTTCATTTTTTCATCATCAATAGGACCACCCATTTCTTGAGCATCACAAGTACGAACTGGAGAACAGGTAATATCAAACAATGTACAATAAGCAACTGGGTGTGATTCAATATCAGCCCATTTAGGTTTTAGGGGTAATGCTGAAGCTTTTAATTCGTAGGCAGGACCATTAGCAATACAGTCTTGAATTTGGGTGGTATTAACATAGTGTTCGCAATTAGCACAAAGACGACCACGAGCATCGCCTTCTGTACAGTTCCAGCGTAAAGCTTTTTGTCTCCAGAACTCTTCATTAGGCTGTCTTGGGTCTGCAGGGCCTAAGCCATGCTCTTCAATGGTGGAGAGATGATTCTTTACATTCAGTTTATTGTTCTGAAGAGGTAAAGGGCAATTGTCTAATTTAGA